AAGTCGAGATCGATGTCGATCGCGGCGTTCGTCGGACGGCAGGTGATGAATCGCGACGTCGCCCACCCGGGCAGCAGGAACTCGAACGGCAGCTGCAGGGTCGGGTCGGCGATCGGCTGGAACGCGGCCGCGATGGAAGCGAGCGCCGTCTCCAGGGTCATCGCCGGGTTGAACGCCTGCAGTTCGACCGTGAAAACCCGCTCGCCGAGCAGGTCCAGCCCTGCGGAGAACCCGTCGCGTCGACCGTTCGGAACATCTCCCTGACGGAGTCCCGGGATTGAACGGAACCCCTTCAGGGAGTTGATCCAGATGCCTGAGCCACCGAGAGTGAGGCCGTTGTATGTACCCGTCCAGTTCGTCGTGACGGTCACGTATCAGCCCAACCTTCGGAGTTCCCAGCCGACGCTCTTGGCGATGCGGTCGGGGGTCGCGTTCGTGGTCACGTTGATGGGGACGTGGTAGTGCTTCTCCACCCGGTGCGACCCGGACTGCTGCCGGTTCACCGCATCCACCGCCTGCTGCGGGATCCGTGCACGGCCGGCGAGCATCGCCGCGGACAGGATCGGCTCACCGCCGTGCACGACAGCTACGGTGGGCGCACCGGTCGGGCCGGGCACCACACCGCCGACGTCGAACGACGGCAGGTGAGGCAGCGGTGACAGCTTCCAGCTGATGTTTCCGCCGGTGATCGAATTCGCGGCCGCGCCGATCCGGTTGATGCCCGCAATGATCGGGTTCACCAGGTCGATGATCTTGTTGAAGATGCCGGCGATGAAGTTCGCGACCCCCTTGAAGGCCCCGGAGATCAGCGAACCGATGCCGTTGAAGACCGAGCCGATGAAGTCGGCGACCGCCTTGATGCCCTTACCCAGCAGCTTGAAGTAGCCGACGATGAAGTCCACGACGGGCTTCACAACGTTGGCCCACAGCCAGTTCATGACGGCACCGATGGCCGCGATCGCGGGCTTGACGGCGTTGTTCCACAGCCACAGGACGATGCTGCCGACCCACTGGAAGTACCCGGCGATCAGGTCGACCACGGGCTTGATCACGTTCTTCCACAGCCAGTTCACGATGTTGCCGACCGCCTGGAACACTGGCTGCACGACATGCTCGTACCAGAACTTGATGGCGAAGCCGACCAGCTGGAAGATGCCGACGATGAGCTTCACGTACGGCTCGATGAAAGTCTTGTACAGCCAGACGAAGAAGCCACCGATGGCGGCGAAGATCGGCTTCAAGAACTTGGCGACAGCTTCGAACGCGCCCTTCATGAAGTTGGTCACTTGCTTCCAGTGGGTGACCAGCAGCACGACGACGGCGATGAGGGCTCCGATGGCCAGGATGATGATCCCGATTGGGTTCGCATCCATCGCCGCGTTCAGGACCCACTGCACGGCAGCCCACGCGACTGTCGCGGCGCGAACGATGGCCACACCGGCTGCGTACGCCTTCTGGGCGACGTAGATCGCGATGAGCGACCCGGCTACGACGCCGAGCACGGTCGCGAGGGCGATGGCGACGGGCTTGTTCTGGCCGAACCACTTGTAGAGGCCCTCGAGACCCTTGATCACCGATTCGAGGACCGGGATCAGCTTGTTGCCGATCTTCTCCCCGAGGTCTTCGACGTTCGAGCGGAAGGCGGTCAGCTGGCCCTGCAGGGTGTCCTTGTAGGCGGATGCGGCACCCTTGATGCGGTCCTGCAGTCCCTTCAGGAGGCTCGCGCCGGCGGATTGTTTGTCGGTGACGTTCTGCTGCGCTTTCGCGACGGCGTTCAGCGCGGACTCGTACGCCTTGTGCGCCTTCGAGCTCGCGTCCGCCGCACCGGGGGTGGCGGCGAGGATGTCGTTCGCCTTCTTCTGCGCGGCCGCGAGAGCGGTCTGAGCCTTCGCCACCTGGGCGGCGTTCGCTGCCGAGATGGGCAGGTCGATGCCGAGCGCCTTCAGTCCTCGGACTTGACCCTCGCTGGTCTTCGCAACGAGCAGCGCAGCCTGCGCCAGGTCGATGTGCTTCGCGCGGGCGAGGTCCGCAGCGAGGCCGACGTCGGCGAGCGCCTTCTTCGGGTCCTTCAGCGCCGTGGTGAGGGTACCGAGAGCGTCCTTGGTCTGGTCGTTGGAGAACCCGTACTTGCGCATCGACGCGGTGGCCTTGTCGATTTTGGGCTCAAGGTCCTCCATGTTGCCGCCGGCGTTCTTCACCGCGACGTTGAGCTTCGCGTCGGTCACCTGCGCGGCCGCGGCCGCCTCGATCGAGAAGCCGCCGATGACACCAGCTGCTCCGACGACGCCGAGGGCGAGGGCCTTACCTGCGGCAGCGGCCCCCTTGTAGGCGACCTGCATCTTCCCGCCGGCCACCTCCGTCTCGGTGGCCATCGCGCGGGTCTCGCCGATGACCTTGCCGATTTCGGCGTGAACCTCGCCTGCCTTCGCGCGCAACTCCATGACCACCGGGGGGAGGAAACCCATGGCGTCCTCCTGGTGGGGTTAGGCGAGGAACCTCGCCCATGCGGCTTCGCTGACGTCGTGCAACTTCGGCGTGACCTTGTCGACGGCGGGCTGGAAGTACGGGTACCCGCGTCGTGCGAGGTAGCCGAGCTCGAGCGCGCGACCCCACACGACGGTCGGGCCGACCGCGGTGCCCCACTCGAACAGCCCGGTGCGCACGACCGGTGTGGGGCGGATGGAGCGCCGCGTCTGACCCGTGACGACGTTGGGCTGACTGCCGCCGACGTGCGCCTCACCTCGAGCGTGCGAGCCGACGAAGTTGCCTTGTGCCTCACGGGTGACCATCGCCGAGCCGGTCGCGACCACTTCTTTCGCGACGGTGTCAGCGTCGTCAGCGGTCTTCTTGATCGCCGCGTAGAACGCGTCCAGGCCGAGCCAGCGGTCGCCCATCGCTACTCCTGGTTGGCGTGCTTCTCCACGAGTTCGTGAATGTGCAGCATCCAGCTGCGTTCCTCGCGGGTCGCCTCATCGAGGTACTGCTGGTGCGTGATGCCGGGGAATGCGCGGCGGTACTGGTACTCCTGGAACCACAGTCTTGTGACGGTGTCGAGGCCGTCGAGTTTGCCTGCCCGAAGCGCGCTGTCGAGACGCCTCAGGCCGTGGTAGGGGAATCCGGATCCTCGACGGAGTCGATCGTGAAGCCGTCCTTCTTGTCCTGGCTCTTGCTCAGACTCGCGGCCGACAGCTTCGCGCCGTGAGCGGTGAGTGCTTCGTAGATCGGCTTGGGCAGATCGAGGAAGTCGTCGGGTGCCGCCGGCAGCGGCCGCGGCACGGTCGCGTCGCCCTGCTGCATCTGCAGGGTCCACGACTTCAGGTACGCCCACGCGGTGGTCTCGCCGAGTGAGAACAGGAGTTCCGCCTCGTGGGCGTCGAGGGTCGCGTCGGGTCCGTCCAGCACCGGCGACTCGTCTCCGACCTCTCCGTCCTCATCGAGGATGCGGGCGGCGTCGCGGAGCGCCTTCAGCTTGCGGGGGTTCAGCTGCGCCTGCAGGATCTCCAGGACACGTTCACGCCGCGGCGGGAGGTCCTTCTCGAGGTAGAAGGTCGCTGACCCGCCGGGGATCTTGATCGTCGTGGGGATGGTGTCGCTGGTCTGGGTCTTCTTGGCCATGCTGGTGATGCCTCCGAGGCTGGCAGGGATGAAGGGTCATGCAAGGCGCGGGGCGGCCAGGTGACTGCCTGCAGCCGCCCCGCGCGGGTGGGTCAGATTGCGGTGGACACGCTCGAGGTGAGGGTGACCTTCGACGGCGACAGGCCGCCGCCGATCGCGTCCGTCGAGTTCGCGATGCCGCGGATGTTCGACTTGATCTCGTAGTAGTCGGCACCGGCCTCGAACGACGCCTGGTCGTAGCCGACCTTCGAGAGGGCGAACTGGATGAAGTTCACCGCGTCGCCCACCGGTGCTGTCTTCGACACCAGGGTGGGCTGCACGTTGGTGAGGTAGTTCACCCAGTCGACGTCCGTCGATCCCGCGAACACGGCCGTGAGGCTGCCGGACACGGTCACCGGTCCGGCGAAGATCGCGCCCGGCGCCTGCGTGCCGTTGATGACGTCGATCGCCTTCGTCTCGCGCTTGTAGTCGAGGTCGAGTTCCGAGTACCGGTTCGTTGCGGAACCGGCGAGGGTGATCGTCGTGTTCCATGTCGGCATCGCAACCGCGGTCGTAGGGGTGTTCGTCGGTGCGGTGATCGCAGTCGCCGGCAATCCCCAGTAGGTGAGCTCGATCGTGGCGAGCTCTTCCGACTTCAGGGTGATCTTCGCCTCCTGCAGGATCGCCCCCGGCATCTGCCACGTCTTGTCGAAGGCGTTGAAGAACAGGGTGGTGCCGGTCGGTTGCCCGTTGTTGCCGGTGTTCTGCAACGACGTGGTGTGCGTGTACGGGCCGGCCCCGGTGGGAACGTCGGTGCCGCCGAGCAGCTGCCGCATGAACAGGAACACGCTGTCGAGGTAGAAGTAGGTCTTGTAGGTCAGGGAGTCGTACCGCATCCCCGGGATCTGACCGAACTCGGCGGCCTGGGAGCCGCGGAGGGCGCCGTCGACGAGCATCTTCAGGTTGGGCACGTACTTGGGGCTGTCGGCCGGCGTCCAGTAGGTCGGGACCGACTGCGCGGTGCCGTAGACGGTCTCAGGGGCCTGGCCCACCCACTGGGTGTAACCGGCTCCGAACGTGGGTGCGGTCATGAACTACTCCTCGGAGTCGGTGCTGCTGGTGGACGAGGTGTCCGCGGGGTCACCGCTGGTGTTGACATCGAGGGCCGTGCCCTCCACGGTCTCGCCGTCCTCGATGGTCGGGATGTCGGGCTGAGAGGCGAGCAGCTTCTCGAGGGCCGCCTTCTTCGCGTCGGCCGGGAACTCGACACCGCGCGCGGTGAGCGCGTCGCGGATCTCGGCGATCGTGAGCTTCTTGCCCAACACGATTTCGCCCCCGACCGGCTGTAGGTACGCGTGCTCGGGGTAGTCGCGGTCGATCGTGAGAGTGTCGCCCGGGTACAGGGTCACCGTGGCGCCCTCTGGCTCGAGTGGGTAGAGCACCAGCGGGCCGTCGCCCTCGTTGCTGATCGACACGCTGACCGCGCCGTCAGAGTCAGCCTTGAACTCACCGACTTGGACGGGCAGGGGGGCGAATGCGGGGTGCTCGTGCTCGACGGTGACGCCGGGACCGTAGGACAGGTCGGCGAAGATCATCGGGACCTCGCCGGTGAAATCGAACTTGGGCATGATGGTCGGCCTTTCAGGCTGTGATGATTTCGAGCACATCGATCGCAATGCGGTTCCAGGAGAAAACCTTCCCGCCGCCCGGAGGCTGCACGGGAAGATCGCGCTGCACACGGATGTGCGCTGAGCCGTTGTAGCCCTGCCCGGCGTCGAAGATGGGGCCGTTGGTGCCGCAGCCGAACGTGGGGTCGTTCTGGATGCGCGCGATCGTGCCGTCCAGGATCGTGTCGAGCGGGCGGACCCAGTCGTCCTGCCGGAAGCCGGTCGCCAGCTTCCCTGGGATCAGGTACTGGTACTGGAGCACGAATGAGACGGTGTGGTGCACCATCTTCTGGCCGGCCGGTTTGGTGCCGATGACTCCGCCGACGGTCATCCGGAACTCTTCGTGCTCATCGAGGTGGATGTACCCGATGGCACCAGCGCCGCCGTTCGTGCTCAGCTTCCATGACTGACCGGCCAGGAACCACGGCTCGTCCTGGTACCAGGCGTCCTGGACGCCGGGAATCGCGCCCGCATCCATGTACGACTTGATCGCAGCGCGGACGCTCGCCTCGGTCATCAGGCCGCTCGTCTCAGGGGCAGCAGATCGGCCATCGCCTTCTGGATGTCGGTTCCGCCCGTGGTCGTTCCGCCGCCGATCTGGGCGATCTCCTGCGAGGGCTGTGCACCGAGCGCAGGCATCACGAAGGAGTCATCACCGCGCGTCTTGATCAGGCCCGACGTCCACAGCACGCACGCCTGCTTCACGTACGGCGGCAGCGCTGACACAGCCGGGCCTCCGTTGGCGTCGAGCGCGTGCGCCTTCTGAGCGCCAGTCGTGGTCGTGAACGTTGTGGAACTCGTCACCGACAGCACGGTCAGCTGTTCGGTGTTGCCGGGGTCGTAGAACGTCAGCGGCACCCCCGGCAGGATCCCGAGCGTGTTGTCGACCGTGAAGGAGTTGGCCCCTTGCGAGGACGCAACGGTAAGCAGCGAGTTGGCCCACCCGTTGACGTAGGTGACCGTGACCCACAGCTTCCCCCCGACCGACGGGTAGGTGAGGCTCGGCAAGGTAACGATCGGGACGATGATGGTCGCTTCGCCGAAGCCGATCTGCGACAGGTCGGTCATCGGGACCACGCCGGACTGGGTGGTGCCGTACGCGACCGACAGCACCTGCAGGATCGGGGTGTTCTTCAGCTTGATGACGACGGTGCCGTCGGAGCGGATCCGGTACAGGCCAGCCTGGGTGTCGACCGTGGCAGCGAGGACCTTCCGGCAGAACGAGTCCATTGCGGAGGATGCGCGGGCGATGGTCTGCTTCAGCGCGTCCATATTCGCGTTCGGGTCACCACCTGGCACCAGCTGCGAGGTGTCCACCCCCGTCGGGGACGCGAGGTATTCCGCCGGCGTGAGGTACGGCTCGTGTGAGGCGTACGTGGTCACGATCGGGGAGTTGACGGGGTTCGCCATTTGCGCCTCCGGGCATGGTGGTGGACCTGCACCGGCGAGCCTCGGAGGTTGTCGCCGGTGCAGGGTGTTGAAGGGTGGGGCTACTCCTGAGAGTTGCCCTCGTCGGCGTCGTCGGCCGGCTTCGCGGCCTTCGCCTCCTCGGCTTCGCGCTTCTTCTTCTGCGCGGCCGTCTCCTTCGGGGGGGTCGAGACCGGCTCGGCCGGCTTCGCGGCCTTCGCCTCCTCGGCGGCTTTCGCTTTCGCTTCGGCGTCGAGCGCGTCCGCGCGTGCGTTCGCTTCGGCTGCGATGCGGCGCAGGTCCTCCGCGGTGACCGTGGACGCGTCGACGTCGTCGACGTCGTCGACCGGCTCGCCCGGGATCACCTCGGTGAACCCGTGCACGCGGATCAGCGTCTCGCCGAGGTCTGCGGGGACGTCGAAGATCCCGTTCTCGTCCGCCTCGATCTCGCCGTGTTCCGACCCGATGGTGCCGTCGGTTCCGTCCTTCTTGACCAGCATGATGATGCCCTTCTTGTTGCGCAGATGAGGGAGGGCGGGGCGCCCCTAGTGAAGGCGCCCCGCCCAGAGGGTGGTGCTTAGCCGACGTTCTGCAGAACGCCCATGGCCACCGGCGCGCGGTTGATCAGCGTCGACAGCGACAGGGTCTCGCCGTCCTCACGGGGACCGCCGCCGGCCTGGTTGAGCACGCGGGCCGAGCCGTACTCGTACGAGTAGACCTCGTCGAGGTTGCGCATCTCGAGCGTGTTGACGATGTTGCTGTTCGGGAACGGCACCGAGTCGGTGCGGGCGATGACCGTTCCGGGGGCGAGGTTCGGGTGAACCTCGATCTTCACCGGCTTGCCACCCGCGGCCTTGTTGATGTACCAGCCGACGAACGCGCCGGCGACCGCTTCGGAGCGGCCGTCGAGGTTCGGGAGGTACATCGTGGTGCCACCGGCCGCGGATGCTGCGATCGCGGCGCTGATCTCCGTGGCCTGCGCCGACGCCATCATGTAGGCGTCCGGGGACAGCTGCACGTTGTTCCAGATGTTGGTGTTGAGCGTGTCGAGCTCAGCAACGTTCTGGCCGGTGACGGTGAATGCGGCACCGTCGAGCGAGGTGACGACCGCGCCGGAGTTGGTGCCCGAACCGCGGGTGACGAGGCCGGTGGCGCCACCGGTCGCGTAGTCACCGGTGAGGGTGGCGAGCAGACCGTTGAAGTCGTTCGGCTTCGCGGAACCGTCGGAGACGGGCACCGAGGCGGGCGCCGTGGCGTACAGGCCCGGCAGGTTCGTCGGGACCGCCTGGTTCGCGACCGGGATGGAGGTGATCAGTACCTTGTTCACCGTGGTGGTCGTGTAGTAGAAGCCTGCGACGAACCAGTCGTAGGCGACCGCGCCGGGCACCGAGGCGACCGAGGCCGTCGCGGTGTTCGTCGAGGTGCCACCACCGGTGGTGACGGTGCCCTGGGCCGACGCGACGGTCGAACCGCCGTAGAAGTACCCGGACAGGGTGCGGGCCGCGACCTTCACGTTGACCGCGGTGGACAGCGGGATCGTGCCGCCCGTGGTGGCCGTGGTCACCGTGGGGGTGCCGGGCGTGGTGAGGGCGAACCGCTGGCCACCGAGGAGCTTCTTGTCCGCACCCAGCTTGTACTGGTTGAGGGCATTGAAGATCGCGATGGCCTTGGAGTCGGCGTAGCCCTCCGCGATCGCTTGCGCGTCGCGGGTGACCGTGTAGCCGGCACCGATCTTGCCGTACGGGGCGGTGACGTCGAGCTCCTGCAGGTTCACGAGGGGCGCGGCGTAGTCGAGCGCGACGGCCGGGTCGGGCTGGGCGTTGTTGACGTTCACGAGCGCCTTCCACTGCGCGAACGTGTTGCCCATCTTGGGTCGCGTGCGCGCGAGGCTGTCGTAGAACGGCGAGTTGACGGGGATCAGGGAGACGAGGTCTCCCAGGTCGACGCCGGTGATGCCGGACGACGACAGCACGCCCGCGGTGGCGGACGCCTTCTTGATCTCCTCGAGGGTCTCAATGGAGACGGAGGTGAGGTCCACGGTGTGGCCTTTCTGGTACGCCGAAGGACCCGCACTGTGGCGGGCCTTTCATGTGGCAGATGGAAGGGGGGTGGGGTTGCTCAGCTGGTGAAGCGGTCCCGGATCGAGGCGAACGCGATCTTCTGTTGCATCGCTTCGCGCTTCTTCGGGTCGGGCTCCTCGGCTGCCGCCTTCTTCAGGTCCGCGAGCGGATCCGTTGCGGCGGGGTCCCGCAGGGCCATGCCGCGGATGCCGGTGGCACCGTTGCGGACAGGGCTGATGCGGTCGTCGGGCTGACGGCCGAAGTTCTCGACGCGCTCCTGCAGGCTCTTGACGAGGTCTCCCACCCCGCGGATTTCCGCGAGCTCCTGGAAGACCGGTGCCATGACCTCTTTGAGTGCGGCGGACACCTCGGTGGTGTGCTGCCCCTTCTTGACGTCTTCGGTATCGTCCGGCTCCTGTGCGGGAGCCTGGACGGTGTCCGTGCCGGGGATGGTGCGAGCGTCGTCGTCCATCTCGGCCGGTGCAGGCTGGTCGA